ATGTAGCTTGTAGCTAGGTGCTTCTTGAACAACCTCTTCATTATAACCAGGCTTAATAGCTAAGAGACCCATCTTAGATTTAGGCACTTTTAGCATCTTGGCAGCCTTCATCTTGGCTCCGTATAGATCATTTGCTTCACTCTTTTTGATCTCTACTTTTTTACCGTTATAAATTGCTACCCATCCAGCCATCTTAGATTCATCAAGATTTTCTGGGCTATGTGGCTTACCACACGATTCACAGATTTTCTTTCCGCACTCACATCCGCAATCACAATAATCTTCTTCAGCTTCATTGAGTTGCTTTTTTAGTTTCTCAATTTTTTTCTGAATAGCAAACTTTTTCATTTTGACAGAAGAAGTATTGCCAAAGAAACTCTTAAGATACTTCTCTGCTTGATCAATTTGCTTTTGAATCTTAGCCTTGTCTACTCCCTCAGTTAGAGGCGTAGTATCAATTTCCACTGATTCGCTAAATCGCTTATTGGATCTAAGTGCTTTATCTAGCTTATCCATAGACGCTCTTGGACCTGAAACAATAAAGTCAGTGCCCTTTGGAGTTCCTTTGATAATCATCTTAAATTGGCCGACAGATTTAATAAGCTTTTCAAAGTCATCTACGTCTTTATGTGGAACAGCTTTGAATGTTACTTGATCATGACCAGGAGTACGCCTTGCTTCATCCAGTTCAACTTCTTCACGCATAGTTTTCAGAGCATGTACCATATCTTTGTATGATTTACTCATTGCAGTTTGAAGTTTCTCTTTAGTATCTGGCTTACGAAAAGAAGCAAACTTCTTAAGTGCAAGTTCAATTACTTTTGGAGGTAACTTAGCTTTCTTACCGTCAGCAAATTGAATAGGAAGATTACCTCTCACGTCAGCCGCTTTACGCAACTGCATGATAATGTTCATCTTAGCGCCAGCTTTATCTTTGTCAGTTGCGACCATATCAAAGTCAGCAGGATCAAACTTCTCATTCACATCTTCGTTTTGACGCTTAAGTACCGCCCTAACTTGTGGATGATCAGACAATCCTTTTTTCATCTTCTCAATAGCTTTGACTGCACCAGTCATGTTGCCACCAGCATAGCGTTTATCAGACGCAATACCAATCGCTTGCTTGACATGCATAGGACTAAATCTTTCGTTTAGTTCGTTAGTCATTTAGTCCTCCAAAGCTTTAGAAATTGCTTTTCTGCGTCTGTGTAAATACTCATCTGACTCATCTTCATCACCGTCATTGTCGATGTCTTTGTCTTTACGATCATCAAACTTCTTTTTAACAGCTTTAGGATTTACTGGATCAATCTCTTCTTTCTTAGCTTTAGGCTTGTATGAAGATGATACTGTGCTACAGCTACTTTCGTATACTTCACTCAGACTCTTTTCAACGTCTGCGATAGTCTTACATGACGCATCACAGCCAAGACTCTTCTTAGCATAAGCAATGAGTTTAGCATCTGGACCAGTCATTTCAACATCGTTACCACCCATAGAGGATGAAGCGATTTTCTTTACTTTGATACCAGCTGGTGCCTTACCAGTGAATGCTTTTACCTTAATCGTAGCTTCATACATTACATCTTCAACTTCTACTTTACCACCGTCTTGAACGAGTTCAATTTCTTCGTGTTGAGATTTTGAAGCGGCTTTTACAGCAGTTTCTACAGACTTGGCTGCCTTATCTTTCGATGAGATCATGCCAATTTCTGGAGTCACATCAGCAACTTTAGGCATCTTAGTGTCGCCGTCACCTGGTTTAGTTTTATCTGCGCCACGTGATGCTACTGCTTCTGATACTTCTTCAGGCTGTGCTTCTACTTCTACTTCGGCTTCTGCAACAGGCTCTGCCTCAGGCATCTTGTATCCCTGAGAAGCGACTTTAGCAGTGAAAGCATCTACCATACCTGCTGGCAATGGCTGAATATTTTCTGGTTTCTTAAACATGAGTTTCTCCTTTAATTATTTTATGTTACTATTTATTAGTTATCTACTTTGGCACTGGCTCGCCATTGATAGCAAGACCAGTACTTAGCTTTCCACTTTGGACCTGGATTGTCACAACCGTGTCTAGCCCTAAAACTTTTTCTTCTTGCAGGATCATCTCGTTTGATTTCCATGTTCGGATCACCAAATTGAACTTTCACCACGTTACCTTTATCATTTTTAGCGTATACGCCAAACTTTCTCTTAGAACCACTGGGTAGTCGAAACGGGTCGTTTAGCGTAACCTTTCTTCCTTGATACTCAGATTCTTCTAAAACTAAATCTGCATAGATGTCGCACTCTTCACATACGGCATCAACAGCTTCTTCGTTATATCTTTTAAAGCTTTTCATCATTGTGCGTCCCAATATGTCTTGTCAAGTTCACCAGTTGCAGGTGGGTTACTAGTTTTTCTACACTTGATATATGTCTGTCTAGCGTTACCACCAGGTAAAGTAAATGTTCGAATACCATTAGCGATAGTGCCAGGAGTATCTGAATAAGTGTCAGATGCAGTTGCGGCATTATCGTATTCCCACTCAGTGTTATTAGTAACTGTAACCCAAGCCATTACTCTTCTCCGTCTTTGTTCATCATATATCGATGAGCAGAGTTTAGATAGTCAGCGGCTTTGGTGATCTTGTTCTGAACCCACTCTGGCAGATTGTCTTCATCGTCAAACATGCCTATCATGTGTTCTGCATCTGCAAGTACACCTCTAAGTTGAGTCTTAGCCATGCCACCCTCATTATCGTACTCGCCTGAGTCTTTTGCTTCTGTTCTAAAATCGCTAAACTTTTTAATCATCGTACTATCCTAGTAGTTTCTTTAACGTTGCAGGACCAGCTACTCCATCAGCAGTCAACCCATTTGAGGCTTGCCAAGCTTTTAACGTGCGCTTAGTGCCAGGTCCAAAAATACCATCAGAGCCAATTCCTAGTGCTTTCTGTACAGCCGCAACAGTGTCTCCTCTGTCACCAACGCCTACAGTTGTATGCTTCACGCTAGACTTTTTAGTAGCAGGAATCTTTCCACCCATAATTTCAATAGCGGCTTTGTAACGCTTAGTTCTATCAGCAAGTCCAATATCACCACCGTTGATCTTCTTAGTCATTTTAACAATATCGCCTTTGTCTGCGATAGCATTTAACTTAGATGTCTTCCAGAACCAACATGCGCTTTCGATAGCACCCTTTTCAGTTGCTACGTATTCAGCGGCTTGTTCAGCAGACATGTTAACAGTCTTACCAAACTTAGTATAGTTCTCACGACCAGTAAGTTGCTTTAATCCACGACCTCTAAACAACCACCCGTCACCGTCTTTAACGTTGCCCATCTTGTACTTACGAAACTCATCCATATATACGTAGTTGGCAATCATCTCTGGGTTACGTGCATACTCTTTTGCGTTACGCTTTGGTGACTTACCAAAGTAACGTCCGAATACTCTATTCAATGCACTCTCGCTATAGTTCAAGTTTTCTTCTAGTGACTTGAAGTTGTTGCTTTCGTGGGCACATTGTGCTATAAATCCAGCCATTCTTTCTGGCGTGTTGATGTCGTACTTAGGAAAGATTTCTACAATCGCATCGTACCACATATCTACTTTTGAGTTGCCAGGAATCATTGCTGCCAGCATCTCTTTTGTTAGTTCAAATTTACTCATTTTATTTTTTCTCCAAAACATTTTCATTTCCTTCGTGTATCTTTTTTGTGAAAGTCTTTGGGTAGCTGTACACGTGTTTTAATAATTCATGAACTTTCACATCTGCTTGCATGATATCTATATTTCCACCTACATTTCGAGCGGCTAACCATCGATGATGTCCGTCAATGATATAGTTATCTTTACTCACAATCAGAGGTTTTGCTTGACCAAGAGTCTTGATCTTAGCGATTGCCCCTACAATCTTATCTTTGTTAAATTCTTTCTGAATAGGCTTTAAACTCTTAGCAGGAACTTTAGTCTTTTTTACAGCAACGTTATTCTTCTTCAGATGCTTGATAAGTCCATCATAATCCTTCGATCTTACTTGAGGCATCTTGTCTCTTGTAAAACCGAGAGTATCTGTGGACTTAGGTTCATAGACCTTAAGTTCTGTCACAAAGTTCCTAAACTTCTTCATACCTTGATCACTTTACTAGATGTACCAAAGTTCTTCTTACGCATGATAGTCTTGTTGACTACTTCGTATTCGTCTTTTTCGCTATCATAGTTGATTACGATAGGTAAGTTCAAATCTGCTTGAATGTCCTTAAGCACTGCTTCGATGTCAGGATTTTGACGAATGTTCTTTGCTTTATTCTTTGCAATCTTTTTGAATACTCGCTGAAGTTCTGCAATAGTGATAGCAGGCTTATTGCGTTCATCATTCATACGATCAGCAAAGTGGCGAGTGAATTCTACGTCAATACCAAACTTGTCAAGTAATCTATCTGCAAACCTTTCTAAGTCATTCAACTGCTTCTGAGTAACTTCTTCTTCGAAGTGTGCTTCAAATAGATCATCTACTGACTCAGTGACAGTCTCGCCAGGAGTATCTTTCTTGTAACGCTTAGTGACTTTTTCAGTACCTCTATCACCAGCACCGCCTTGTTCGAATACATAATCACTAGGCACCATATCTGCTAATGTTCTGCCGTCAACGCCTGCGTAACTTTTTGCGATTTGTGCGGCATAGTATCCTACGCCATGTCTAATCTTACCCTTCGATTCTTTCTTTTTTCTATCGAGTAGAGTTATCAAAGTTTTCGTTGCTTGTTGATAGTTCTTTCTGTTAGTAATAGAACCTAGCTTAGACTTGATAAGGTCTTGTGTGCTTCTTTTCTCAGAGATAAACTCTTCAAACATATCG